ACCATATTCTTTTTTAATTGAGTCAATAATTGTTTGGACGTCATATTGGTAATGGGCCCATATAACAGCCTTACCCTCTACTTCATCCAATAATTCTAGTAATTCATTTAATCTATTATTTTTAACGAGCTGTGTAGAGCCATCGTCGGCTTTAAAATGTCCACACGTAATTTGATGCAATCGCATTAACTGAGTTAATGCACTAGCCGTAGTAATAACTTTACCATTCAATTGAGCCAAAGCCATTTGTTTCATTTGTTTATAGACTTTATCTTGTTCTGCGCTTAGACTAATAACCCTTTTCATAAAAGTTTTTTTAGGTAAATCTAAGCAATCGTCTTTTAATACTCTATAGGAAAAAGGTTTTAATTTATCGGAAAGCTCTCCTAAATTTTTATAACCTACTACAATCTCTACGGATCTCCCATTAAAATGAGCTTTACGCATAATGGCATATCGAGTTCTAAAAGTATAATAAGAAGAGTGGTCTAATAAGTATTCATCTAAGAATTCACATTGTTTAAAAAGATCTAATGGGGATTTAGTTACAGGAGAACCTGTCATTATCCTACGAAATTTTGCGTATTTACCAAGTCCTACAATATTTTTTGTTCGTTTGGCCCCGGGATTTTTAATCGTTGTGGATTCATCAATTGCCATAAAAGTATTATGGCAATTTAAAAATTTACCAGCAAATTCTACACCTTTTTGAGTACTAAAAGCTTCCACATTCATAATAAGGATATGAAGATCTTCACCAGGTTCAAATAAAGTGTCTAATAATTTTTGTTGTTTTTTATTAATAGTCGCTTGCCATAGAACTGTTCTATGTTCTACATGTTTTGCTAAGTGAGTGGGAAGCTCTTCGGAATACCAGTTTTTATAAACACCTTTAGGTGCTATAATTAAAGCACCGTTAATTTTACCTTTATCATAAAGCATAGAGATATTATCAATGGCTACTTTAGTTTTACCAGTTCCCATTTCCATAAAATAGGCAAATACTTTTTTATCCCATGAAAGCTCTAAAGCTTTTAATTGATGGGCATACGGTTTTGTTTTAAATTTATATTTCATAATTTATTCTTCTTTCTATTGACAAGCTCTATATTATAAAGTAGACAATGTCAATGAAAGAAAATATTGAGGATAAAGAACCTATAGTATATGTACTTCAAGAAGTACCAGGAACCCGAGCAGGGCGACCTAAATTTAATATTATAGGGGCTCAAAAATATGGTAAACTTAAAGTTCTTTTAAGAGAAGATAGTCAAGTTGTAATGAGTCCTGGACCCATTAAACATAAACTCGAGAGACTTTTAAAAGATTTTTCTGATAAAGATTATTTATTATTATCAGGAGACCCACAAATAATTTTTATGGTCGGAGCCGTTATTGCGAAAGTAAATAATGGGAGAGCCAAAAGTTTAAAATGGGATAGACAAGAGCAAACCTATTATCCTCTTGAGTTTGATTTATATGAGAAAGGAGAAATAGATGTCGATTAAACAAACAATAAAGTTCAAAGGAGAGAACTTAGAAAAAATGTTTGTGGAGGATGCTCCACAACAAGTTGATGAACTTGAAAATGTTAGAAGTCTTTCTAATTATGTAATAGATCTTCAACGATTAGAAAATGAAATAGAAGCTGCAGAGGCAAATTTAAAAATGAAAAAAGAAAGAGCTGATAAAATTTCTGCAGAAGTAATTCCAGAAATAATGGAACAAATGAAATTAAAAACTCTTAAACTTCAAGATGGTTCTGCCATAGAAGTTAAAGAAGTTTATAGCGCAACTATCCCTGTTGCAAATAGGGAGGGCGCTTTTAAATGGCTTCGAGATAATGACCTGGGTGATCTTATTAAAAATGAGATTACTGTTTCCTTTGGTCGTGGCGAAGATAACAAGGCGAACGATTACGCTAGCCTTGCTGAGAAGAATGGGTATCAACCTACACAAAAGTTGAAGGTAGAACCAATGACTCTCAAAGCACTGTACAGAGAGCGAGTTGAAGCAAAGCAAGACTTGCCTTCTGAACATTTTAATCTGTTTAAGGGAAACAAAACAAAAATAACAAGGAGCAAATAACATGTCACAAGAGACAAGCGACCTAACGGTCAAAAAAGAAGGTAACTTACCAGCGGAAATGAATTTCGTTCAAGATGCTGGAGCTGGACTTGAGAATATAGATAAAGACGATATGGCTTTACCATTTCTTAAGTTATTACAAACAAGTTCGGATGAAACTAAAAAGAAACATGCGAACTATGTTGAAGGAGCAGAAGCTGGAATGTTTTATAATACGGTTACAAAAAAACTGTATAATGGTGAGAAAGGTATTGAAGTAATACCTGTTTTCTACAAGTTAACATTTCCAGAGTGGGCACCTTTCGAACGTAAGGAAGGTAGACCAATTAGCCCTGATAGAGGTCCAGAAATTTTAGCTAAAACTAAAAAGAACTCTTCAGGAAAAGATTGTTTAGATAATGGTAATGAAATTATCAAAACAGCTAATCATTTTGTTATCATCAATGGAGAAAAACCAGAAAAAGCTTTAATGGCTATGAAATCTACTCAGTTAAAAGTGAGTAGAGGCTGGAACTCATTGATGCAAGATCAATTTGAAACTGATCCTAAAACAAATAAAAATGTACCAGCACCGATGTTTTCTAGAATTTATACTTTAAAGTCTGTTGAAAACACAGGTAGTTTTACTTGGCACGGATACAGAGTATCTTTGGCAAGGAAAGTGGATAATGCATCGCTATATCAAATGGCGAAAGAATTCCATAATTCTTTAAAGAAAAGTAACGCTGCAGCTGACGCACAAGAAGAATCTAATTATTAGATTCCTCTAACGAGGATAGGGGCAGTGAAGCGAGAGTGGACCTGCCCCGACCCGGGATCATTATGGAAAATGAATTTATAGAACTATTTACTGGTTATCAGGGAGATTTTGGCATAGCTGACATGTCAAGGACTTCGATTGACTCAGACAAAAATAAAATTAAACCGAATTATGAATGGGCCGGTCGTCCCCTTACAATAGCCGACTACAAAGATCACTTACTTGGTAAAATTTCAATTGGGATTCAACCATGCAGACTAAATAAAACAGCACAGTTTGGATGTATTGATATTGATCCGCCAAATTATGGCGAATTTAAAATAGAAAAATATTTAGGACTATTTCAACAATTTAAATTACCTTTAGTACCTATCTTATCTAAAAGCGGAGGACTACATTGTTATTTGTTTTTAAAAGAACCAATACCGGCTATCGATTTAATCGATGGTTTAAAAGCTTTTCTGCTCCCATTAGGATTAAAACCTACCACAGAAATTTTTCCTAAACAGAAAGAACTAAAAGAAGATGAAAAAGGAGATATTAAACCAGGAAACTTTATTAACCTACCTTACTATAATAATGGAGACACTAATCGATACGCAATAGATAAGAATAATTCTAAACTCGATATTCACCAATTTCTTAAAACTGCACAAGAATCTAAAATTAGTAAAGAAGAATTAGATAATCTTGTTGAACAGACACATCATAATATTTTATTAGGCACAGATCCAGAATTTTCAGACGGACCTCCATGTTTAGCTCTATGTTCTAAACATAAATTAGAAGATGGAAGAGATAGATTTATGTATAATTATATGGTCTTTGCTAAGAAAAAATACAAAGAACAGTGGCCTGATCAAGTCTCAAAAGCAAACTATAGCTACTTACAAACCCCGTGGGACAAAGCTAAATTAGATACTAAAATTAAAGCATGGAAAGGAGAGACAGCAGGACATACATGCTACGAAGAACCTATTAAAGATAAATGTATGCGGAGCCTTTGCTACAAAAAACCTTTTGGGATAGCCTCTGATACTATCTCCGTCTTTCCTAGTATAACTAATTTTCAAATTATTAAGTACATCGAACCTGAATACAGATTTAATGTTGTTATGCCTAACGACGATAAAATAGAAGTAATTGTGGCTAACACTAAATTAATGACAACTCAAAAAGAAGTTTTAAATTTAATTTGGGAACAAACCGGTGTTTATTTTGAACCTTTAAAACCAAAAGATTATAGAGCAAAATTAAATGAATGGAGAGGACCTGGGTGCACTGTTATTAAACCACCTGCGGGAACTCAAATTGGAGATAGATTAAAAGATGAACTCTATCAATACTGTGTGAATGGTCCTCAAGCTAAACAAAGAACACAAATTAAAAACGGTGCATGTTGGACCGAAGAAGGATTTCATTTTTTTAAGTTTAGATCTTTTATTGAACACTTAGGAAACAGTTGGAAGATATCCGAAGAACGAATTGCACGACAGTTAGAAAAAGACTGCAAAGTTGAATTTAATCATTCTTTAAATGTTGATGGCAAGACATTAAAAGTTTGCCGTGTTCCACAGCTCCACGTGGATCAGATAGCTTATAAACCTGTGGAGAGAAAAGAGAATAACTACTAATGAAAAAATATAGAGTAATAGGACCCCCGGGAACAGGTAAAACACGCAGTTTATTGGAAACTGTACAACAATATAGAGATAAAGGAATTGCTCTAGATGATATTGGATATTTTGCTTTTACCAGAAAAGCGGCCGGAGAAGCTAGAGATAGATTCTTAAAAGCAAATACAGAACTGACAAAAAAAGATATTAAATATTTTCAAACTCTTCACTCGTTTGCATTTAATCAACTAGGATTAAAAGAAGAAAACGTAATGCAGGAAGCACACTATCAAAAGATTGGCGAGACATGTGGAATTCAGATTAAGTATGCCTCTCATGAAAAGAATCAATGGAATGGAATTTTTACATCTGACAGTGAGTATT